ATTGAATATCGGAGCCTCGCTGTGAGCGTTCAAGCAATGTCATGGGCGCTGTCTTTGCCCACGCAAGTTCTCAAGGATGCCAGTGCCCGGCACGTTCTGCTGTGCCTGGCCAACTATGCCGGATCGAATGGTGCTGGCGCGTTCCCGTCGGCTACCACGCTGGCTCAGGACACCGGTCTTTCCGAGCGCACCGTGCGTTACAAACTGAATGACTTGGAGACGTCCGGGCTGATCAAGCAGGGCAACCAGGCGATCGCTGCTGTTCACATTGATCGCCATGACCGACGCCCAGTCGTTTACGACCTTCAACTATTGCGGGGTGCAAGTGCTGCACCCCGTTCCGAACGGGGTGCAAATGAAGGCACGGGGTGCAATCCACAACAGAACGGGGTGCAAGCTACGACAGAACGGGGTGCAGCGGCTGCACCCAATCCGTCACTTAACCATCAATTAACCGAAGAGCAGCAACAGCGCGAGATTGATGCCGCGATCGCAGAGCAGAACAACGCCGCAATCGAGCCGCAGGATAATCACCAGCGCTTCTCCATGTTCGCGACTTGGTTGCCGAACGAGAAAGCGTTGTCGGATCAGATCGCCATCGCGGGGCTTCCGGCCGACTGCGTCCCTGACGAAGCGGTTCGCAAGTTCAAGGGCTTCCACTGCGCCAAGCCAAACACTCTCGATTCCGGCTCCGGCTGGTGCTACCGCCTGGTCCAGTGGGTGAAGCGTGAGCGAGTGCAGGCAGCAGGTCGTGGTCAAGAGCCTGATTTCAACGACACCAGTTGGGGTGATGACCTGGGAGGTCTGTGATGAAGTCTGTTTCGAGTGTGCTGCAAATGTTACCCAATGTGGCGTCGGCTGAGGTCGCGCCAGTGAAGGCGGATGCGGGTACCGTCCAAGTCATCAACGCACTGTTCCGCGAGCTGATGGCAATCTTCCCGGCGTGGAAGCAGGCTTGGCCTGATCAAGAGGCCGTCAACGCCGCGAAAGCCACTTGGACCAAGGCGTTCATGGCCGAGAAAATCACGAAGGTCGAGCAGATTCGCTTCGGCATCGAGCAGTGCCGGAAGCTTGGCTCTGACTTCGCGCCGAGCGTAGGCAAGTTCATAAACCTGTGCCAGCCCACGCCTGAAATGCTTGGGCTGCCACCGCTCGAAACGGCGTTTCGCGAAGCGAGCCGCAATGTCCATCCGTCGATGGCCGGCCAAGCGAACTGGTCACATGATGCGATTTGGCACACGGCCAAGGAGTCGGGTTTCGAGAGTCTGAACCGCCTCGAAACCTCGCAGGCGCGCAAGCTGTTCGAGCGCAACTACGTGATCACCGTGCGCCGTTTGATCGATGGGTTGCCGCTCCAAAAGATGCCGCTTGCATTGCCCGCCCGAGTTGACGGCCGCCGTACACCTGAGATCGGAAACAGAGCGCTCTCCGAGCTGCGCGCCATGAGATCGGGGGCTGCCCGTCATGCCTGACCGCCGCCTGGCTGTTCCTGAAATCGATACCTATCGCTTCGCAGTGTTCTGCTGCTCGTTCAAGGTCGATCTGAGTTCGCCGCCTGATCACGCGCTGGCGCTGTTTGCCGACGAGGCCATGGCCAAGCGTTATGGCTCGTGGATGTGGCCTGGGACCTACGAAGTCGTCGACGTAGTGACGGGGAAGCCTGCATGCGAGTGAGCTCGAGAAAGCTTCGCGCCTCGGCAAATGGCCAAGAGTGCACCGTCCGGATGCCAAGCATCTGCAATCACAATCCAGAAACCACCGTCCTCGCGCATCTGCCTTGCGGGCAGAAGGGTATGGGCATGAAAGGTTTTGACACCGTGGCGGTGTACGCGTGCAACGCTTGCCACGACGTGATCGACGGCCGCGCCGCCGGCGAGATCGACTGGCAGGACGTGCCGCGCGCCATCGCCGAAACCCACGAAGCCCTGATCAGGGCTGGAATTCTCACCGTTAAGGGGGCCGCATGAGTACCGCCGCGGTGAAGATCACCGAAGCTGAGATCAAGCGCCAAGTGGCCGGCACCGTACAGGACGTACGCGACATTGAGAATAAGGGGCTGTACCTGCGCTTCAACAAGGCTCGAACCGGTGGCTCGTGGTACTTGGTGTTGAAGGGCAAGTGGAATCCCATCGGCACGTTCCCCGAGCTGACTCACAAACAGGTTGTAGCTGCGCTGCCGTCGCTTCGGTTGCGTCTGGCCGCCGGGGGGGGCGCGAGCCTGTCGAAGTGGAACGCTGTTGGTGAACTGCTGGACTGGTTCGCTGATCGCATGTCGCGCGATCGCAATCTGTCGACCAAACGTAAAAACACCGGCGCCTCGATCATCAAGTGCCACCTGAAACCGCGCCTCGGCGAGCTGCCCCTGATCGGCATCGACAAGGCCGCTCTCGACACCCTGCTGATGTGGCCGCTGCAGGAGACGGTTTCCATCGACTACGTACGTTCCGCGTTTCAGCTGTTGGCCTTGTCATTCCGGCAAGCGGCCAAGCTGGGGATGATCACGTCCAACCCGATGGCAGCGATCCGGTTCAACGACTTCTCTAAGGCAAAGGTCGGCATCAAGCCGTCCCGTCTGCGCGGCGTTCAGTTGGAAGGCCTGCTCGGGCAACTGGCCGAAGTCATGAGCACCGCGCCGCTGGATTCGATGCTCGCACTGATGATGCTCTGCCATGGCACGCGGATCGGTGAAACCCGGATGGCGCGCTGGTCGCACATCAGCCTGGCCGAACGCGAATGGTTCATCCCGGCCGAGAACACGAAAACCGGTGTCGAGCATCACCTGCCCCTGACCGAGCAGGTTTGCACGCTGCTGACCCGGTACCGAGAAAGTCAGTACGCCCGAGGCTATGACGGCCAATGCCTGTTCCCTGCGCGCAATGGCAAGGCGCTGGGCGAGGCACAAGGCTGCGCCGTGTTCCGTCGGTTGGGAAAGGGCGAGTGGACCAGTCACGACTTGCGCAAGGTGGCGCGCACTGGCTGGGCAGATATCGGCATCGACCACTTGATAGGCGAGCTGCTAATCAACCACGCGATGGGGCACAACGTGAAGGTTTACATCCAGTCGGACGTGATGAGCCGCAAGCGGGATGCCCTTGAACAGTGGCACGCACATCTAGATCAGAAAGGCTTTGCAGCGATTCATGGATTGACCGGCTTTAGATTTGAAGATTCTGGTAATTCGCTGCGAGCCACAGACCATAAGGCCTGCAAGGCCATTGAAGAAACAACCATAGGCGAGGTTTCAAATCATGCAAAAAGGGCGAGTGCCTGGCTTTAAGCGAGAACGGATCGAGCTGGAGCCTTGCTCGATCTGCGCGGGGAACGCGGTGGTGAAAGGGCTGTTTCATGAGCTGGTTTGCACTGATTGCAACGGCTCAGGTTGGGTTGTTTGGGGGAGCAAGTTGGTCCTTTCTTCCGACGAGTTGGTCACTCAATTGAGTTTCAAATTGCAGCACGCTCAGCGTGAAATTGCAGCGCTGAGAGGTTCGCCGCTGATGAGCGAACCACAAAGCCAATACGAACGATCAAACCGCCTGGGGGCGGGCGGCACAAATTACACAGGGGATTGAAGGAATGATGATTCGTAAGCCGGCAGGTCGACCACTGGGTGACACCGAGTACCTACTCGAGCAATGGGGTTGGTGGCGAATGGATGGGAGGGGATTGCCAGGTTATACATCACCGACGTTGGCACTTATGCGCATAGCGGCGGTGCAATCATCAGTCAGCAAAAATTACTGCATTACTGATGATTGGGCTGTTGCTATCGACAATGCAGTGGCAAGGCTCACTCACCGAGATCAACAGATGGGCGACGTTCTTTGGCTGTACTTCGGTGAAAAGTGGGCAATGGCAAGGGTAGGAAAACACTTCGGGATCAGCGAAGGAAAAGCAAGAGAATTGGTAAGAGCCGGTGCTGCATGGATTGATTGTGCAGTCGAAAGTGTTCGTGCGGCTGCATAATATGAACTTGTGATTGTTAGTAAAAAGCTGCCGGGCGTCCGGCAGCTATACTAATTTAATTGGCAGTTGCGGTTGTAATTTTTTCCATTTTTCTAAATGCCTTATCTTCGTCGTCGCCAGTGTAGGAGTCTAGCTCCATAGCTGCATTAATCAAAACGTCGCGAGCAATTTGCTCGGTAAGCTTTCTCATTTCAGCATAAGAGTTGAGCCTGTTGTACTGGGTGCCATGAAGTATTTGTGAGCGTCCAGTGTTGTAGACTTCTTCAATTAGTTTTCTTAGTGTTTTAGGGTTTGGGCCGTTGGTAATGATTTTTTCCTGCGGGCAGCCCAATAGATTAGACGTCATGCTTAGGATGCCACCGGCTTTTCCGCCATTACATAAAACGTCCAAACTGGTTCCCATTTTTGCGACAGCTATCGCATCGCTGGTCTCACGGCAACCCTCTGCATACCAGTCAAGTGCAGTGGCCCAGCGATTGGAAAGTTCAGGGTGCGCACTAGACGTTGGATCACTTATCGCAGTAAGGATTTTTCCAACGACGTCCGTATAAGGAGCAATTCCTACCATTGCTTTTTGTGCCATTTTAGGAGGCATGGAGGGAATCGTCTTTGCTAGCGCTAAGCCAGGGTGACTATCAATTACTCCGTGCTTGCTGGTGATGGTTGTTTTGCTAACAGCCGGAAGACGCTCACCATTCAAAGCCTGTTGAAAAAAGTAATCTCGCGAGTTTAGTGCTAGAGATACGGCGTCTAAAGCCGATTTAGCTATAATCTCTGCGAGCTTTCTCGACATTTCGCGCTCATAGCCTTCTATGGAAACGCTGACGATAGAAGGATGCTTTGCAATTGCTTCGTATAAATTATTTGTTAAAAAACTTTCTTTTAGAGGTGCGTTTTTTGGGTCGAGCAATATTTCTTTTATGTCTTCTTTCCAGCTGGCCTCGTTAGATGGTTCTCCATTAGGGGTTTTTTTTAGACTGTCTGGGATATCTAGAGAGTCAACCCAATTAAAGCGATTGCTGATCGTGACTGGACCAATAACGTAAGGGGATTCAATATCCATCCTTAATGTCCAAGCCGGAAAGTGGTGCGTAAGATCTGATACCCTTTCAGCTACGTACTGTTCAACGGACTCTGTTAG